CATACAGTAATTTTGTAAGAGAGGTATATGGTATGGATTTTACAACTGCTGATAAAAAGGAACATACATCAGAGTTTGCTGATGTTGAATCAATATCTTTTTTGAAAAGAACTTTTAGGTTTAACAAAATGTTAAAAAGAGAAGTAGCTGTTTTAGATAAGGACTCAATGGTAAAGAGTTTATCTTACTTGCTACCGGTAGATGTTAGTGAGGAAGAGCAAGTTATACAAACTTGTGAGTCAGTTTATAGAGAACTTTTCTTTTATGCTGATTCTTTAGAGGAAGTAAACAGATTTCGCAAGAAATTTCTTTCATCTCTTTCTCAAATAACACATCAAAACCAAGATTTCTTAGGGGAGATTTTTTTATCTCCTGAAGTTCTTCTCAAAAATTATGTTGACAGTTAGCTGTCACGTTTGGTGAAATGTAGGCTTTCGTCACCATTTAATGAAAGAAAGCACTCTTTGTTAATATACTTGTCACTACTTCATCTGATCTGGTTTAAGATTTAGTGATTAAAGGACGCAAAGAGGTTGAGGGGAGAGTTATTTAACTTTACTAAGACACTATCAGTGCCCCTCTGATTTGGCGTAGTGCCATGTTAGAACAGATGTGTTAACCAGCGTCACTTGTGGATTAACGCTTCCCTTGTTGATTGTATTTGCGTTGCCAAAAATTTTGAAAATATGGATGTTCGCGAATTGCATCTACTTAAATATATATTCGCTAATCATGCGCATCCTACCAATGCGCGTAAAATCTACAAAGAGAAAGCCAAAGAGGAAGCTCTTTTGGCTACTGAGGCACTTAAGGCGCTTCGTAAGAGGGAGTATGAAGTTTTTACTGAAAGGAATTCTTCTTTTGTTTCACAAGCTTCTACGTCGGTCTATACCGACAACGACCCCCCCGATGTTTATGGTAATGATACAACTGATTTACCTACTCCTACAGGTCTCACTGTTCCTTTTTCGCTTGCAGAGTTTCTAAGGCGACCTGTATTGATACATGCTTTTAACATTGCTGTTGGTGATGAGTCTTTTTTAAACGTTTTTGAACCCTGGTTACTTTGGTCTAGTAATCCTACCGTAAGGACCAGATTGATTAATTCTGCTTTCTTTTCTGGGACTTTGTGTTTAAAATTTACATTATCATCTAGCAAGTACTATTATGGCTCCATACTGGTTAGTAATCAGCCTTTTCCAAAGCAAAATAAAGTCCTTCAAGTTCTTGAAGAAATTAAAGTTTTGGCAGGTGATAATATTAGGCCTACCCGTTGTTTTAATGTGTATACTAGTCAATCACCTGAAACTTGTGTTATGATGATTGGTTCTGATACCACTGCTGAACTGAAATTGCCTATGTTATCTCCTAAGGGTCGTTTACGTCTTGGTAATAGAGATGGTTTACTTATCCAAAACATCAATGAATTTGAAGAGTTTGAAGCTTTATCTTCCATTTATGTTACTCCTATGACAGCTTTGAGAAACATTAGAAGTAGCACTGAACCTATTACTTGTCAGGTTATGGCTTGGATTGAGGATCTCGATCTTGTTGGTATTACCACTACTGACATATCGATTACTCCGGAAGGAGATATGGACGCTTATGTTGATGCTGCTAAAGGAATGCGTGACAATATCAAGAATCATCCTGTAGTCCAAAGTATCTCACAAAGCCTTGCTTCAAAAGCAGATGATGAATATAGTCCTAAACATAATCCTGTTGCTACAATTGCCTCTGCTGTTTCTAATGAAGCTAGTAAACTTTCTTCAGTTCCCATATTAGGTGAGGCAGCGAAGGCTACTTCCATTGCAGCTAGTGGTGCAGCCCGAGTTTTTAAATTCTTAGGTATGTCTAAACCAGCTGACATCACAGACCCTTCTAAAACCTACGTTGTTACAGGTGATAATTGGACTCATGCTATGGGATCTTCTAGTGCTGTTAAAATGACTCTTGATCCTAAACAAGAGCTGTCTATACATGCACTTGGTGGCGACTCTACTGTTGATCCTATGTCTATAAAGAACATTTGCGCCAGAGAGTCTTTTCTTGACGGTTTTGAATGGACAGCTGAAGATCAGCCTTTAACGGCTAACTTGGCCGTCATACCGGTTACGCCTGAACTCTTCAATCGAGTTATCGTTACTTCTGATGCTCGTTACCGCACCCCTATGGGTTGGCTTGCAAGTATGTTCAAGTACTGGAGAGGCACGATCGATTTTCGGTTTCAGATTGTAGCAAGTGAGTTTCATAGGGGTAAACTTATAATTTCTTATGAACCTATGGTTGACGATTCAATACTTTGGTTTTCAAAAAAGACGAATACTAACCTTGAGAGAACTATAGTTATTGATATCGAAAGAGAAAGAGAGTTTACAATTAAGGTTGGTTATGAAAGAGATAGAGCATTTTGTAGTACTCAAGGCAGTAATTTAACTGGAAATCGCTTGAATGGGGCTAGTGAAAATACTATTAAGTCCTATAATGGGGTTGAAGGTTGTCTTAATGGTTATCTTATTGTTAGACCCTTAGTACCTCTTACTGATCCTACTGGATCTGATGCTCCTGTTGACCTTAACCTTTTCGTTAGAAGTACGGATATGGATTTTGCTGGTTATAATAATGAGATTGAGGAAGCATCTTATGTTGTTTCCCAATCTTCACCTGAGGTTATTGATTCTTCTAAAGTTTCAATTAAGGATGGTGATTATTCCACTCAATCTACTATTCATGTTTTAAATGGACAGACTAGTCAACAAAAGAATGTTTTTCTTTATCATTTTGGAGAGCGTATTGAATCTTTGAGATATTTGTTGAAAAGAACTTTCGTTAACTCTTTTTATCGATCCATTATTGCTAGTGGTAATTTTGCTTCTTATCAAATTAATGATTCTATGTATCCATGCCTTAAATCTAACAAAGTTCCTAAGATTCCTTCATTGGCAGACACCACTCAAAATTATTCGCCATCTAACGTCCAAAATTCTGACATTAGTCATCTTTTAGGCCATCTACGTTTGGGATTTCTCTTTATGAGAGGAGGTTTTAGACATAGATTTGTTCTAAATGAAATTGGTGATGGAAATGGTATTGAAGATGTTACTGTACTTGCATACAGCCGTGCTTCTTTCAATCCTGGGCTCATACCTACTCTTAGTCCTGCTCCTATTGGTTTTAGTCCCTTTAAAACTGGTACTTTTGCTGAGCAGCACTTTGATACGAAACAAAATAATTTAGTGGAGTTTGAGATTCCTTATTATTCTGGGAACTTATTTTCTCACACTTTAAATCATGCCGTTGACAATCCTGTTGATGAGGTTACGGCTAATGGCATTTTTCTAGAGGATTCACCTAAATTCCAGCTCACAGCTGTCAGTGAAGCTGGATTTGTTGGAAACTCAGATAGAGTAATTTACGTTACTCATTATGCTTCTGCAGCCGATGATTTTAGTCTTCTTAGATTTCAAGGTGCGCCTTATATAAGGCTTTAATCAATAAAAACAAAAAAAAAAAAAAAAAAAAAAAAAAAAAAAAAAAAAAAAAAAAAAAAAAAAAAAAAAAAAAAAAAAAAAAATTAAAAAATTATAAAATAAAAAAATTAGAAAGGGGTTGTT